TCTAAAGATTCAATTGAAAGGGTTATTATAACATCTAACAATGTTATAAATACACTTGCTAAGAACGAATCTAAAGATTCAATTGAAAGGGTTATTATAACATCTAACAATGTTATAAATACATTTATTAAAGAGTCAAAACGAATTAATAAAGATTATTATAAGACGAAAATCGCAATAAATAAAATAAATTATACATTGGAACTTGCATAAATTAAGGAAATATATAATAACACCATAAATGCTGGGAGCACAATAGTTTTCTTACTAAGCATGAATGATCGTTCAATTACAGCCATTTTGAATTTGTTTGAAAAATCTTCTGACCAACACGGTATATTCTGTAGTTCAATATATTCTCTATTTGTTTGAATAGTTTGTTTATATATATTCAGTGTATCGAGATGCATAAAACTAATTGTAGTATAATTTACGTATTCAGTATCAAAATCTTCATCATAAAGCTCAGTAACATATTTATTGACATGCAAGATCGTGCACGTTGATTGTTTTCCGTTAGATGCGCGTATTTTGTCAATATCAGTACTAACGAAATACAATGTCATCAATGATACCAAAATAATAAAACTGATAAATAATTTATTCATTATTGTTTGTTTATTATCTATAAATTATATATTAATCGTCTGTTGGTTTTATATTTATTGAAGCAATATATATTTATTCTTTTATTTTAATTTCAATTTTTATCTTAGCTACAAATTAATATAATGCCGGAAATTGTCGAGGTTAAAAAATATGCCGACTTCATCATAAAAAAATTAAAAAATAAATATATTACAGATATAAAAATTCTAAATGGTAGATACAAAACACACGGTCCTTTTGAATTATATAGCCAATTCAAAAAAAAATTACCGCTCAAATTATTAGATGTTAGAACGAAAGGTAAATTTATGTATATCATTTTTGAAAATGAATACTATCTGTGCGTGACCTTGGGCTTATCCGGAGGTTGGATGTATTCTAATGATGACAATTATAAAAAAGGTAAATACATTGTTCCAACTTTTTATAACCGTGCGGATGAAAACCAGACAGAAGCATATTATGATAATGCCATGAAATATTTAAATTTACAACTTAAAGCAGATACAGGTTCATTATTTTTTTATGATACGCTTTCGTACGGAACATTAAAAATTATAAAAGGACAAGATAAACTTTGTAAAAAACTTAAGAAATTAGGACCTGATGTTATGGATCCACGATTTACTGTTGATGTTTTCAAACAGTGTATTCACGATTTATTTGGTCGAACAAATGGTAAAAATAAACTAATCGGTAATGTAATTATGGATCAAACTGTTATGTCCGGTCTAGGAAATTATTTAAGAGCAGATATTTTATGGTTGAGTCGCATATCACCCTTTAGAAAGATATCAAAGTTATCCGACAATGAATTGCTTCACATATACAAAGCTATAAAGTTCCTCACATGGGCTACATATGATATAAAACAAGGAATAAAACTCAAATTTGTAGGTAAAAATGCAAAATTGCCAGTAGATTATGGTAGAAATTTTTATGTCTATGGTGAAGATGAAGATGTTTTTGGAAATAAGGTTAAAAAAGATAAATTACATAGTGGGACGCAAGTGAGATATATACATTGGGTTCCAAGTTTACAAAAATAAATTAAAAATTATAATATTATATCATATTATATCATTTCATAGTCTCCCGTTTCGTCAAATTCATCAAATTCATCAAGTTTGTCAAGTTTATCAAATTTATCTAGTTCAAACTTACTGGTATTTTCTCGAGACAATGTCATATCACGCGAATTCAATATATTTTTTTCATTATCATCAATAATTATACTCGATAGTTTACCTTTCATTGCATTAAATTCTATTTCAAGAATAAATACCTCATCTTTTAATTTTTTTTCATTAGCTCTTAATATTTTGATTTGTGATTCACAATTCAATAATTCTGATGTAATTTTATTCTTTTCATCCTTTTCTTTAATCAAACTATTTAAAAACATTGCATTTTCCTTTTGTAACATACTTAGTTCCAATTTTGTCGTTACCAGTGAATCATTTGAATCATTTTTTAATTTTTCCAATTCAATAATTTTTTTATGAGAAATACTTAATTCTTGTTCCAATATTTTAATTTTATTATTATTTGCGATTATGACTTCCTTTGTCGATAATAATTTTTGTTGTAATATGTTGTGATCCATTAATTTTTCAAAAATTTTATTTTTCTCTCTATCATTAACATTTTTATCGCTAATCATATTTTTCATTGTACTACTAAATTGTTCATCGTAAATTTTAGATGTTGTTATATCATTCTGCTTTATTTTTAAAACTCTATTCTCTTTTAATACTTCATCACATTTTTGTCTATATTTATTAATTTCATTAATCATTGTTTCAAATGGTTTTACTTTGTCATCACGGTACACCAATTGACTTCGTATGCTTGAATACCAATCTCCTTCCATTCATATAATATTACTATATTATATTGCTATGCTGTATGATATTATATGGTATTATGATATATTGTGAGTAAAGTAATTTATTTTTCAAACTTTAAAAAATAAATCTCACCAATAGAAAAATTTATAAATACAAAATATTTTGCAAAAATCTGAACAGATTTTATAAACATGTTTCGATATATTTATTTATAAACAAACCGTAATAATCACTCAGCATGAGAGAGCTTCCGAATCGCGGATTAATTTCAAATATTTTCGGTACACCATTGACTATTTTATAATCGATGCACATTTCACCATTATATCCACTTTTTTTAATTATTTGTTTAAAAATATTCAATACATTCGGATCAATATCAACTTCAAACGACAATAAAGGTTTATTATATCTTCCCTTGACATATACTGGTTTATCATAATTATATTGATACGTGAGTTCCATTTTAATCTCACCATCAGTTGCAAATATATGTGTGGCGTATTCTCTTTCTGCTTCTATGATTTCAGTCATGGAATAATCATAAAAATTAATATTTTCAGGGATATCATTTTGTTCATTAATTACATATGTCATATTGCCGGCGGCAGCTATATTATATTTTAGTATACATGGATATATAATTTTGTCATAGACTTTTGGCACATAATCACTAAATCCATTTTCTATCATGTATTCATAAAATTTACCTTTATGATTAAAAGATTCAAAGATTTCCTTGTTTGGAATACAATATTTAATGTTATTTTCTTTTAATATATTATGGTGCTCAATTAAGAATTTTGCATGGTCGCAAGAATATGAGAATATAATTTTTATTTCTTCTTTTTTACATATATTAATAACATCATCTATATTACTAAGCTCGTTACTTATTCCTGTAAAATTTCCTCCACTTAATGCCATCGTTTTTTCAAAATAATATGGATCATGAGGTATCAATATAGGTACCAATATAGATGCTAATTTTGTGAGGGACATTCACTATTATAAACAAATACAATAAATGTCAATATGGAGGTTAAATTACTTTTCACATGGACATATAAAAGTTATTAGTTGCCCGATGTTTGAAATATTAAATTTTATACCCAATGGATAATTCTCTTTAACATAGAGCGTTATTTCATCACTAAATTTATAACAATTAATAAATCTCATCAATTTATCAACTTCATAACATATCTCAAAATTACACATATTAATTCCTTCAGATATATTAAAACAGCCCATTTCTATTTCGAAAGCTATTCCGGCGAAAAAATCTATCTTATTATTTTTAACTGAAATTTTGAACACATTTGATTTATTCATCATTGCCTTTAACATTTTTTTTAAATCAGTTGAATTCATTTTAAGACCTACCGCATATTCTACAGAATCAATTTTGTAATGTTTATAATTAGAATTATCGATTGTAATGTCCTCGCTATTACCTTTATAACTTAATTTCATTTTATCCAATTTGTTTTCGTCAATTGATAATGTCAATGAATTATCCAAAATATTTTGATTGTTATTATTCTTTTTAATTGTCTTGAGAGCTTTTTTCATTAAATCTAAATTAATTTTAATACTTAATTCGTTTGGACAAAAATATTCATTCAAATTGTTATTTTTAATATTTATTGCAACGAGTGTACTCTTTGAAGAATCTATTTCTTCTAATTTTATTCTATTTTCAGTAAATTTTATTGTCACGTCTACATTAATACATATTTTGAGCAAAAGATCGATTAAATTTTTAGCGACTGTTACATTGCGAAAAGTCATAATCATACACTTATTAACTTTATTAATATTGTCATCAAAAATATTCATTATATTCATTGGTTGCGATCCAATTAATATTATATTTATAAATAAATTAAATTTAAATCAATTTTTGTGTTATTGTTTTAATTGATGAGAGTATTCGTCAAATGTTGTTTTAATGCATCTCCTGTTACCGTTATAAATAATTTCATTTCAGGTTCCAATTGATCCGATGTATCCTCTTTATGACAATAATATTTATCATATAATTTATCTAATATATCATCATATTTGTCTTGATTATTTTGATTATTTTGATTATTTTGATTATTTTGATTATTTTGATTATTTTGATCAGAAACTATTTGATTACTCCAACCCTTTAATTTTAAATCAAATGGATCATATCTTTCATTTAAAAATTCAATTCCAAACGTGCCATTCAATAGCATACTTTTCATCCATTTAACAGTATTTTTTTTCTTTTCATCAGAAATATTTTGCTCTGGAATATTTTCATCAGAAATATTTTGCTCTGGAACATTTTGATCAGAAATATTTTGTTCTGGAACATTTTTTGATTTTTTTTCACTAATTAATTTTTTTATCAGTTGTGGTGTTTGTAACTCTTTAAATCTATCAATACAGAACATAATTCGACTATACTCGTTGTACAATTCTAAATATTTTTGATAAACGTAACTGAACAAATTTAAAAGTAAATACGCAACTATAAAACTATTTATTAAAACTAATGACATGTTATCTTCCAGCCTAAAATTAAATATATATAATTTATTTATTTGTATAATTACTCTTTAACTAGATTACTGCCTGATGAAAGAAAAATACGATGATATTATTGCACAAATTCTGATCATGATTCTTTGAATAAACAAATTAATTTATCTCTTCAATTGATTCATAAACAAACAAAACACAACAAAACTACCCACTGTAAATCCTATAGCAACAAGAGCGATATCAGACATTTGAATTTAATTTTATTTATATTAATTAATTTTTCATATTAATATAGTGACAACCTAACAATTAGAACGTCAATTTTTTTATTTAAAATAATAAATTTTGAATAAAAAATTGAATAAATTTTCATCTATTTCTTGTAAATAAAAAATGTACAAATGAGTTTGAACCATAAATATTTTTTATGAAATTATTAAATTTAATTAAATTATTTGATGATGTTTCGCGTAGTACTATTAATGAAAATGGAGACGAATTAATAGATAGTAATGTTATTGATCAAATTGTTGCAAATATAGGCGTACTATTTGTAAAATTATGTGGTAAAGGGCGTAAAGATATTGTTATTTGGATGGATAATTTAATGAAAGAAAATAGACCATATATTAATTTGTATACTGCATGTCGCGGGGCATGTCAAAAAGCATTTCAAGAAAGTTGCATAAACGGATTTAAAGATGTTGCAGAGTGGTTACTGAGTGTAGATAAATCAATAAATATATATGTGAACGATAATAAAATATTTCGTTATGCATGCAAAAATGGACACATAAACGTAGTAGAATGGCTATATTATGCATCACTAGATAGTGTAAAAATCGATATACGTGCAAAGAATGATTATGCATTTAAAAAATGTTGTGAAAATAACCATAAAAATATCGCTGAATATTTATGTACATTATGTCCTGAATACGAAATAATTTGCCATTGTCGGAATTACATCGGATATAAAATAAACAATATGAAATCAACGCTAAAACAAATTTATGAAAAAAATGATATGAATAGACTAAATATGCTATATTTAAATATTCCACTAACAAAATGCGATGATAGATCATATATTAATTCATGTCCTATATGTATGTCAGATGACGAAACAAAATTTGTACAATTTGAATGTTATCATTCAGTGTGTGCAATGTGTTTCGTGTCTATAGATAAATGTTATTATCGATGTAAAAATAAAATTGATTTGAAGAAAGTCAATTTAATTAAAATCGATTAGGTAAATTTCTACTAATTTTTTACTAAAGATAATTAAATATTTTTGATAATATTTAATACAAATATAATATATATGAGTTGTAATAAAATCAATATATTTTATACATACAGTTGGCGCAATAATGATGCCAAGATCTTTTGCGATTCATTAACCAAAAAATTAATAAATATGAATAATGTGTGTATACTTGACCGTTCAGAAGATGACGAAAATCCAAATAATTTTGGAGGTTTACTATTAGATCAAATTGATAAAGCACATATTATTATAATTGATATCACACCAGATGAAACTGATTCAGGATTAAGATTTAATGAACATACAATGATTGAATATGGTTATGCATCCAAAACACATCCAAATGAGAATATATTATTATTATATCATAACAATTTATCAACAAGTGATTTGATAGGGTTGCCGATGTTTTTATCAGCAAAACATTGGTTTCCATATGAAGTTTCCGATGTTTATGGAGTTAATGAATACATAACCGAAATGATTACAAATTATAAATCAAGTGATTACATTAAAAATATCGAACATATTAAACAAATCGAATTAAATAACAAAGAATTGCATAAACAATTAGAAACACAATTTTATAAAATACCTAGAGTCGCATATGATATCAAAGAGAAATTGCGGTTAGCGACACAATTTAACAATATTAATGATATACACAACATAATTTTACTTTACATTGACAATTATGAATATATACAATGTGATAGTGATGAAAATAATTTAAGAAATATGTATCACGCAATTAAATTAATAAATATAAATAATTATGAATTAAATAATTTGTACAATGGCTCTAAATTACAAACAATACAGGATTCAAAATTATACAATGACACACAGTTTGATTTTGCTATGATGAAACTAAAATTAATTCCGGATATGAAATCAATAAATATGACCAAGAAGGACTATGACGATATAAAAACAGTAGTAAACTATAATACGACAAAAACAATAATTGATTTGATTCTAGAATATCAGCGTGATTCGGATAAACAAGTAAATAAAAGCAGTACATGTATTATTTTATAAACAAACAAATATTTTTATTTATTCACCAAGTAAGCAGATACTAGAAGCTCTATTGTAAAGTGTAGCGATTTTTGTATACCTTGCATTTTTCCGTATAAAAAATAATCTTAATATTGATTTCACTGTGTGCAACAAAATTTAATTTTTCAGCTACCTTAATCATATGTTGATTGTTTATTAATGTCTTAATAACAAGAATTTTATCTTTGTGTTTATCAATTAACCATAACAAAATGGGTAAAGCCAATCCTCTATTTTGATATGCTTGTAGTAACATGATACCAATATTATATTCATTATTGTCCAGTTTGAATATATTAATTAAACCAATAGTCTCATTGCAATCAGTATCATAAATAATATATCCCTCTAATTCTGATTTTTTCTTCAAATCATCAATAAATAGTTTACTTTTAAATCGCAAAGGTAGATAGTATAATATTTTACCAACGACGTTAAGCATACTAGCTAAAATATTATAATCATTAGCCATTTTAACTAAACTATTATATGTCTTTGATTGATGATTATTAGTCTCATCGAAAGATAATGGATCAAACATTATATTTATTTGCTTTCCTTTTTTGTCTACACATTTAATAGTATTACACTCATTCATTAATATTATGATTAAAATAAATATTCATAAATAAAATTATTAATAGTTCGGTGTTCAACTAAATGAATATTCAACTATTTGTATTTTAGAAAATGATTGGCATGTAAATTCATTTACAAACTTGTCTTGGACAGCAAATGCAAATTGCTATCATTATAATTATTATAATTATTATAATTATTATCATTATTATCATTATTATCATTATTATTAATGACATCAATGGCGTCGTCGATGACAATATCAGTAATAGGAAATGTATTAGAAACATTAATTAATTTTTGTATATCATCGAATTTTTTAATCATAATTCCAATAATTATAATAGAAATTCCAATTGGTAGCCAATACCAGAGATGCAAAAAGGAACCAGTAAATGATCCAAGTGCATATAAAACAGAACTGGAGCCATAATAATATGTATACAATCGTCCTTTATAGTGAGGATCAACGTCTTTTTGTATTATAGTTGTCATCATTATATAATATGCATAATGAATATAATTAAACATCCACAAACCGAATAACCATAATGGAACAAATTGTACTAATTCAATTATTGCATAGGATAATATGGAAATAATTAATATTGCATAGTTCAATATATATTTATCTGCTTTGAAGAAATATAATATAATTGTCCCAGTATTACTTAGACCAAGGACGATCGATAAGATGAGAATATCATATGAATCAAATCCTGTCGTGTAGTTAACGATTTCGATTACACCATATACATAATAAATTATTGAGTTAATCATAATAATTATTAGAAATGTGGGATTGTTTTTTAAATATATCATACCATTTTTGAATGTAATTGTTTCCTTTTCAACCAACTCATTTTCATTGAATTCATTACTTTTTGCATTGTTTTCTAATGTATTTTTAACTAAGTATCGGAAATAAAATATTATTATAATGGATATAACGTAAACAATGTTATCTGTAACTAAATTTGACAACGGACCTAAAAAATTTAACATGACACCTCCCAACCCGACACTTACTATGTAAACAGATGCTTGACTTAGAGCTTGTATTTTGTTAGCTTTTTCTATCTGTTCTTTTGAAACAATACTCGGAATAATATATTGGTATGAACTAATTTTGACACAGACACAAATTGCTTGAACGAATACGTATATGTAAACTAAATACCAATATTCTGCAATAAAATGAGCTGTGTAAATAAACGAGCTTATTAATATAAGTATAATTTGAGAAACGATAATATTAGTTATATTATTATGAGATTCAACATAATTTCCTACCAATGGTGAAATAATAAATGGCGTAATATTCATAATAGCGACCATGATAGATATATATTGATATTCTTTAATGATCGTCAATAGAACCATATAATTTAACCAATCTCCCAATTCACTGAACCATCTGGCTGCTGTTAAAATCCAAAAGGATTTGTTCATTATTGATCATTATTGAATTGTTGATAATGCTATTACATTGACTAGTTGTTTTGTCTATCAATTTTTTATATTTAGAATATTTTTTATATTTAGAATATTTTTTATATTTAGAATGTTCACCATAGTAATATATATAATGTATCAATAGTTATATAGCAAATAAATAATATGAATAACGGAAAATCGCTTAATGTCTTCATTATAGATAATGCAAATGATTGGAATAGAATAAATAACACTAGTTTAACTGATATTAATATATATTTAATTACAAAAGATCTTGATATTCAAAATAATGATACTCTCGATTTAACTAATTTAGTAATAATTGGCGCAGTTGATAATTCCATGATTGAACCTGTTCCTGCTGTAGAAACTTGTTTAACCTATTATATACCGCCTAATATTTCGGTAAATCCTATTTTACCTGGTTATTTTATAAACGGTATTAAAGATTCTGAATTAAAAGGTTATATATGTCATACAAGGTTTATAAAATTTTTAAATCCATTATTTGATACTGTAGACACCTCCACCATTGGATTCTTGAAATTTACTACACAAAAAGATATTGTTACGACAACAAATGGAGCCATCTTAGCGTCAGTTGTTTTAATAAATTCGATTGTCAAAAGTATTTTATTAGAATGTAATCATAACATTTTTATTAAATTCTTCGGTCAAAATTATATCGGTAACGGATTATTTATTGGATACAACAGGGGCATTATTTTAGATTCAATACTGCAAGTCAAAAATACCAAATCAATTGCAGTTATTGGTGCAATCATCGGTGGATTTATTGGAATCAATGATGTAAATGGTATTATAGAAAATTGTTGTTCAACAATTAAAAATAATTCTGAGGTAAATCTTATTTCTGTAACTGACTTCATAAATGGTGGTTTCATCGGATTAAATGAATATGTCGTGTCAAATTGTTCATTAAATATGTGTGATAATACAAAAATTAACATAACATCAAAATTAGAAAATGGTCAAACAGATTATGGTAATCCGATATGTGCTGGTTTTGTTGGATATGAGTTGAATGGACAAACAATTAATAATAGTCTTAATATAACAAATAATGATGTAATTGAACTTGATTCAGCATTAACTGCCTCGGGGTTCATGTCAGGAGGTGGTGGGACTATTATACAAAATAAATCATTGTTTAAACATAATAAATCAATTAAAATAATTAGTAGAAATACCATTGGCTCCGATTTCGCATATGGTGACGGATTTGTGACGACATTAAATATTAATACATTAGTCTTGAACAATATAAGTCAATTTATAAATAATTATTCTGTTGAAATAAAAGGTAAAAATGCAACTAATTTCATATCAAATAATGCAAATAATGCACCTTACAACAAGTCATATATTAAATGTAACAAATCATTTGATGTTATTCCACAATAAAATCTACTTATTAATTAAAAGATATATAAAAAGGTATGATACATGTCATAAATATCACATATAAATAAAAAATATTGGAAGATATCAAAATGAAAAATTTCAATATAATAAAAGACATTGATAAAAAAGAAAATAATTATCCAGTTACTGGACCAAACATTAATCAAAAAGATTACATCGTACCGAATGTATATTTAACGGGAAATCCGCAAATTACCTTTTCTAAAGGTGTATATAGACGTTACACGGACTATGAAGTAAAATATTGTATTGTGCATAAATGTAAATTACCCCAAAATCCTGATCAAAATCAAAATCAAAATCAAAATCAAGATCAAGATCAAGATCAAGATCAAAATCTGGCCAAAAAACAATTTAAATATGATATTCAGGTAAAAAATAAATGTCATATATTACATAAAATATATTTAATACCCAATGACGACGTATCATTTTCTAATATAAAAAATGTCAAAATAGAATACGGTGATTGTGTACTTGCCAACATGTCTGGAATAAGCATTAAAAACGTTTATGATCATGGTAATTTCATAAACATATATGATACAATGACATCTGGATTGGCATTACCTGTTGTTTCGATTTCTAGTGAAAATATATCAGTTAATGTAGAATTTCATAATGATGTTAATCATGAAATTGTTATTGGAATAAAGTACGGTGTCTTTCATAATACCGACGAATTACATAAATTTACTACTATGGCACATGAATATCTTAAAAGATGTTATAGTGAAGATATTGTATCTGTGAATAAAAATGAAAAAAAAGTTATCACTATAAATAAAAAATGCCCTGTCGAAGGAATTAAATTTGTTATGATTCCTCACGAAAATAATAATAATAATAATAATAATAATAATAATAATAATAATAATAATAATAATAATGCTGATTGTTCCATAAATGGTTACTTGAAATTGACTCATGACAAATATCCAATAAATAAATTTCAATGCGTCGATGTAATTTATGACCAAATTTGCCCACAAGGAACTAATATGAACAATAAGGATATAAATGCAGACGATGAAAATAATGGCGGCGAAGTTGTACCACAATCAAAAAATTCTAGATCGCCGATAGAAAAATTCTTTATTCCAGAAAAAAATGTATATTTACTTAGTTTTAAACATACGGGATTTACTGATCACTTGCAGCCAGCAGGATATTTAAATTTACAGCACGGTAATAAACTAATTTTTGTTCCTAATTTTACTGGGACGATTCACATTATTTATCGAGAAATAAATATTCTACGTATTATGAATGGTTTTATGGGATATGCATATGATCATAATCTTGGTGAACAGGATGAAAATAATCAAAAAAATGGCGAAATATATAATAATATTGATGATGAAATAGATGACTATATCAAGGATAATGTAGATGATGAAATATCGGATTATATTGTAGATGGTATAGAAGATGATAGAGAAGATGATTTTAAAGATGCAAATAGAGTGATAGAAATAGAATTATAGTTAAATAAATCAAATAAATTAAATACAAATAATTATTTGTATCTGAAGACAATTTCATATTTACTTGGAGATACTTTTGAAAATGATGTGAATTTACTGTTTCCATCTCTGTATTTTTTGGTGTTGATTTCAATAATGTCTCCATAGGACGCTAGCCTACTATCCTTATTTAGTTTATTGTGGATATAACTCATTTCAAATCCATTACCAAATTCGTACGATGATTGATATGTGAACGTATTTAATAGATCATTTTGAACACTAACGACAATTTCATCAAACTTGTCATTATATACTTTCATGTTTGCACTGTTGAGTTGTTCGGCAAATTTATTGTAAAGTTCATAAAATTCATCCCTATCTTCGCCGTCAGTTTCTGTTTTATTTTCAGATTTATTTTTTTCTTCAACAACAATCTTAACTTTTGAACTAATGCATTGTTCGTCTGAATCTGAATCGGAATCATATTCTGAATAAGATTTAGATTTAACGACCTTGACTATTTGTTGTTCAGTTTCTTTATTTTTGAGAGGACATTCGTAATCATTTTCTGTGACTTCGATTTCAAAAATAAACAGTGACTTACTATAATGAATTCCACTAAGCTTCATATTTCTATTATACGTAATTTTAAATCCTCTGAAAAAGGTGTCGACACATTTAGCATACATTCTGTCGAGAATAGTTACAGTATTTTCAGGATCAGCAACAGAAGTTGTTAAAGGAATGAAAAATGTACACGCATCAGATTTCTCTCTGAAAGTTTTTGGGCTTTCACCTGTGATTGAATTATCAATGTGAAAAACAACATTCACATATTTGCACAATTTATCAGTAATTTTTTGTTTAATGTGTTCGAGTTTAATGATAATGTTCAAGTGATGTTTCATTTCTTGAACCAATTTATCACACAGATCTTCACCTTCAGTAATCATTTCGACACGTCTTGTTTTTAGTGCTTCATATTTATTTTCGAATTTTTCAACCTGATTACCATCGTTAGATTTTTCAACAGATGGGTGCCTTTCGTTTTGTGTAGATTGTGATGATCCCATTTGTTATTAAAGTTATTAAAGTTATTGAGTCAAAGTTTTTAATATTATTAAATTACAGTCAAAATGTAATGACCTATCAATATTATAAAAGATTCAATTTTTTTATTTTAATATTTTTAATGGAAAAATTGATTTAGGAATTCATTTAGTAGTGAATTAATATACAATATACACATATAATTTCAAATGATCAATAACAAAAGAAAACTTTCCGAAGATGATATTAATATTGATTCGAAACAAACTAAAAAACCACATACTGATGAAAAAGATAATGAAATGATGATCAAAAATATTTGTGAACGTGCCAAATTATTAAATAATAAATCCTTAACCAAAGAACCGCACGTTATTATTATATGCGATGATGGTGAAATATTAAAAACCAAGGCCGGTGTTTTACTTTGGAGTAGAACTCTTTTTACATTATATCCTCCGCTCAATACACTTACGAAGAACGAGTCTCAAGACTCAATTAAAAGGGTTATTTTAACATCTAACAATGTTAAAAATACAGATATAAGATTTGAAATGCCGATTAAGGATAAAGAATTGAAATGTTCTTATGCTTTTGTAACAATGGTTGATGCGTTAAGGTTACGTGTTGATATGGCAAAATATCTTGGAATTAATGATGATTATTCATCAATACATTTAGAACATAAAGAAAAAGTGGATAAGGACACAGATCCCGAAGATTGGTTAGATAATTATAGCAAAATGATGAAGATATAAAAATAAAGTTTTTTATTTATTTTATGGTTGACCATAACCATAAAGTCCCTGGTTAATACCTACCTCTCCCGAAGATTTTGTTGATGCCATTTTGGCAATTGCTTGAGGAAGTGCAATAGCTTGATACTCACTAGATGATGATGAACCGATTGTGTTAGTTGGCACAACAATAATCATGTTACCATGACTCGCAATTCTCTCAAGTGAACTCAATTCTCTAAGTTTCATTGTTGCAGGATTTTCCAGAATATCAGATGTTTCTTTCAGAGTCTTAGCAACATCGCGATCTGCTTCAGCAATAGTTTTCTTTGCGTGAGCCGTCTGTTCTGCTTCTGTGCGCATTGTCATGGTTCTTTTAACAGATTCGTCGAAACTAAAATCAGTCACTTGAATTTGTGTAACTTCCATTCCCCAATCGTCCTTCAAATGTGAAACACGATCAACAAAAACCTTATTCAGTTGTCCCTTTTTTGAGAGGATATCGGAAATTGACATCGCTGAAATTTCTTCTCTGACAACCTGACTACAGCGAATTAGTAGAGAAGAATCGCCATCTCTGACCTTGTTGATATATTTCTCGGGATCAACGACTTTATATTCAACGAAACCACTGACTCCAACGGATGCACCGCCTTTGACAGGAAAATGCATTTTTTCCAAGTTATGTGTCGTGATTTGCATGTTTACTCTGATAAATTTCTGCAAAAATGGAACATACAGAGCAGGACCAGGTTCACAAATTCCACTAAACTTTCCAAGAGTGAATCTTGCACCCACTTCACCTGTCTTGAATGTTGTCAGGAAAGTACGAGCACCAAAGGTGATAAAACTACCAGGAACCGATGGTTTAGCGACAGATGTGAGTCGAGAGAGTTGATTAAGACGAAACATAATTAAATATATTAGGCTAGAATCGGACTAAAATTAGATTAAAATTGATAATAATCTAAAATTTAAATAAGTGTATTATGCAATTATATTTTCAACTTTTAATCTAATTTAATAAAATTAAACAGATGTTATGGATATTGAACTTCCCGATTTTCCTGCATGTGTTGAACCATCTACTGTACTCTGTAAATAAACAACTAGTTTATCGTTATTTTTCATTTCAACCATAAAATTCGATCCGAATAAACTATAAGGAACATTTGTTTGGGTGAAGTTTGAACAATCAGAACCATCAATATTTTTACCATTCAATTGAGCGAATAGAATTGTAGTATTTCTAATTGATTGATTTATGCTCATATTGAGAACAACAGAATATAAACCATCTTGTTTACAAGTTATAGCATGACCATTTATCTCGAAATCTTTTGAATATTTAACTTTGTCAAAATCACTAGGAATAGGTTCAAATGCGACTAAATTTTGCGATTTTATTTGATAAGCAAATAAGTGTGAATTATTTCCCATGGTGTATTTATTTATTATGTATATGTATCACATAATATTATTTTTTTACTACGGATGAAATCTAAAGATGTCTCAAGATATCTAAAAATATTATAAAAAAAAGAAAGTAATTACTGAAATGCAAAATATCTACCGATGAAAAACATAATTATTGAAATGAGATATTTTTGTTTATTAATTCATTTTTTTGTTTCCGTTTACGCATTTGTACTTTATTTATTTGTTTTTTACTAACAACAACCATTTGATTGGAACGACTTTCTCTTCTTTTGTGAAAATAGAGATTATTCTTTTTGTGAAAATAGACATTTTTTCGTTGTTTCAAAGTACGCATTTGTACTTTATTTATTTGTTTTTCACAAACTTGTTCTGATTTTGTCGTTAATGCCCGAAGATTTTTTTTAATGTTTTCGCCGACAACAGACATTGGATTAGAACAACCATCTTGTCTTTTGTGAAAATAGACATTTATGATGTTCTCACTTTTTTCTGTACTGTATTCTTCTAAATTTATCGGGTGGGCATTCAGGAGTGTTTTGATCTCTTGTTCTGTGTAAGTAAAATTGAGATAACACAACAATAAATCCTTGACTTCCTCATGTGTTCTTGTTGTACAAGTCATTGATTCATTTATTTTACCTTCTGGACAGAAAAATGTTGTTGGAGAATTTCTGATCATCACAAATACATGATCCAATGAACCATGACATTTTACTGCAATTAAATCAGCGTCATTTACTTGTTCTTCGAGATCGAATGAGCCACATATTTTGCGTTGGAATGCACGGTTTGTTATTTTTTTCGATTCACACACAAGATTATTTTCGCAACTGGGAATACCGAAATACAAATACGTGAACAATTTGTATATAGTACCGCATCGTGTGTAGTTCGTGAAATTTGGCATATATTCATCTTGGAATGAAAGGCATTTACCAAAAATACGCGCCAAATCGTGATGTGAATAAAACTTTTCATCGATTTTGAATATCATGACATCTATTTTTCCAATTTTTTTCACTCTCAGATTTTTTTTCGTAAATGTTTCGGATTCAGAAATTATTTTTAAATGAGTCGTTGTGTCGTCAACAAATTCATCCGTCGGTGTGTAATTAACGATATAAATATCTCTACCATGCAATTCCTTATTTGGATTAAATTTGGTGTATCTAATACAATCAGATCCATCGATTGTATTTCCTGATTTCCACTTTTTCTGTAAAACAATCTCGCCATTACGCGAATTATTTTTTTTGTATGCAAAATATGCAATTGTGGGGAACGAATTTATCGTGATTTTTGATCCATCTGTCAAGATATCTGTTGTCAATGGTAGAATATGCCTTGGATCGGAACAATGAATCGAGATGCTTGTATTGTTTGTATTTGTCATTTTCAGATGAAGCAAAAAATATTAATTTTCAGATGAAGTAAAAATTGTCCTGAATAGGGCATAATTTGTATAGCTTATGCGGTCTTAAGACAAGAGAGTTATAGTCAATTTAATTAATCAACTTTTTGATTGTAACTACGTGTAATAATATGATTTATTTTAAAAAAAGATGAAATTTTAATATTTTAGTATATTTATAATAAAAAACCACATACCATAATTTCAATCAATTAGATTTAGTTTTTAAAATCACTATGTCAGGGCTATTTAAATCGCTGTTCGGAAAGAGAATGTCAACATTAGATGTTGATAATGACACAATGCCATCTAAAAAAATGTGTTCATCTCCTAATAAACAACGAGAAATAACTAGTAATGAGGCATCAGTTATTAGTAATGATCTACAAGAAAAAATGATGTTGTTTGTCGATCCAAATGAAAGTATCACAAAGCCTGTTGTATTTTCATCTTTCAGTTTGATTTCAGCACTTTCTATGTTGCTCGTCGGATTAACTGATGAAACATTAAAACAAGTTCTATCAAGTTTAATGATTGATAACAAAAATGAATTGTTCGGTAAAATTGTTGAAGTAACAGATATTTTGAACCAAACTGGTTGCGTAAAAACTAGTAATGTTGTGATGACAAAGAAAAACATTCCTGTCATGGGACCCTATTTGCAAAAAGTTCAAAACCTTGGTGAACATTTTTATTTTGACCAAAGTGAAATTAAGGCCTTAGCTAGTAAGGTTAATAGTATTGTCGAAAAGAATACTAATGGATTGATCAAAAATCTTTTGTCACCAAGTGATGTTACTGCTGATACATTTTTGGTTTTGCTTAACACTATTTATTTTAAATCAAAATGGGCCGAAGAATTTAGTAAATACAATACAAAACAAAAACCTTTCTACAGACTCGAATCATTGGAACCAAAAACTGTTTCAATGATGAGACATAATGAGGAATATTTTAGATATTTCGAAAATGCCGAATTTCAAGCTATTTCACTGCCTTACGAAAAATACGATTTCAGTATGGTTATTGTCCTCCCAATTGATAAAAAGAAAAAGGCACCAGTTTTTAACTATGAAAGAATGTCAGAGGTCATGGGGAATATGCAAAGTCAATGTACAAATGTCGAACTACCGAAGTTTGAACAAGAATCAGAACTTGACCTTATTCCATTCTTCAAAAGTAATGGTATGACTCAGATGTTCGATTACATGCATGCAGATGAAATGATTCCTCGTTTTGACAAACAATATGTTTCAGTCATTAAACAAAAATGTAAGATTATTGTCGATGAAAAAGGAACTGAAGCAAGTGCGGCCACAGTCATCGTAGCGTGCTGCCAAGAATCTTGTATGATGAGACAAGAACCTGAGAAGATTTTTGATTTCATTGCCGATCATCCATTCTCTTATCACATTGTACACAGATCTGGTTTGATCTTGTTCACTGGATCCTACTGTTGAAATCCTAAGTATTTATTTATTATTTTAGAAAAATATGAAATTTAATTAAATTAGTCCATAACTGAGTCATTTGTTTATGATAATTTCCATGACCCTCAAAAGATCACATTCATGTTTAATATCATCAAATGACATTGCATATATGATTTATAATTTTTACAAAAACAGATTTGTATACAGCTTAGGTTATTGGTACGAAATCAGTAATCATAAATGGCACAAAGTTAGTCATAAGTATAAAAAAATAGACAATGATTTTATTAGGAAGGTCATTTTTTGCGATTTCATTAATGAACTAAAGAAATTGTATAAAAAAAATGGTAAATACGATGAAATATTATTCAAATTATTATCATCACAAGAATTTCGGTATGATGTCATAACTAAATGTAATGAACTATTTAATGATAAATTAATGAATAAATTTACAGATCTGGCTTTGAATCCATATACAATACATGATGATTTTTATAAAAATTTTATTGGTCTTGAATTAATTTAATTTAATTTAATTTAATTACAATGGTATATGTGTTGTGTCTATCCATTTCCAACGATAATACATAATAGCTGATGCAATACTGCAAATTACTAAAAGTGTTAAAAAGCCAATCCAACCCCCAGTATGAATTTAGTCGAATTATCGTGCCCAGTGCGTTGCCAAACTACAAATTTAGTTCCACAATCAAAATCGGTGGAACTGATAGACCAACATGGAATTACTCTTTCGAGTTGACATTCGTATGGATTAATATTTAATCCGTATGGAATCACTTGATTTTGAATGTCACATCCAGAATTCGTATCAAACCAAACATTAAATGTCATACCAGTTCCATTACAGTTTTCATTAACAAAACATTTGCCACTGGTTGATGTCATCGCCTTAATTGTACACATCGATTCTGATCCTTTTCCTGCTTGTATTTCACCATTTTCGAATGTATACGCAACTCCTCCCACCGCAGTAAATAAAATTCCTCCAAGGCAACCTATAGCAATAAAAAATATAAAACATTTTTGACATATTTCCATACAAGGATGCATTTTATTTAATTTGTTTAAATAATTTGTTAAAATAATTTGTTAAAATAATTTGTTAAAATAATTAGTAAAATATTAATTTATTACATGATAACAATAACTGTGTAATTCATTTTTTTATTATTTTTTGTATTTTATAAAAAAATTAACGATATCCAGTACCACTACATCTATAACATTTGTTCGATTGATATTTTGATCCAGAGCACGTTGGGCACACCCTTGTGGTACTATAACCCACACTCAGCGCATGCTTCGAACATGTATATTCTCTCGTTTCAATCAAAATACTTGTACAGTAACTGTAGCCAAATTTAATTACTTGACATTCTGAGGTAGGAACAAATGGTAGGAACAACGGAAGTTCAACGAAACAAATATCTGGTTGGTCGAATTTTAGGCTCTCCAACATATTGTTTACTGAATAATTATTCTTCGGATTAACAAGGATATAGCATTTGTTGAACAAATTTAATGCTCTCGAGAAATAGCTTGTATAGTCCGCGTGGATTTCACCATTAATATTTGTAAATTCACCATCGATACATTCATCCCAAATAGGAACTAACGGCTCGTTTGTTTTTGCGCGAACATTTATGAATATTTTATTTTTAGTAAATTTTTCTGTACTTAAATACAATCTATAATGTAAGTTATCTCTCGTTGGATTGGAAAAATGATCAACAGGCTTTGCGCTGACTAGTTTGAGATTAGAATATTTTACAATATTATCCGTGTATACGTGAACAGAAGCATTTTTATTTGGGTGTTTTTCTAAAATTGATTTAGAGAAAATAGATTTTGTGATTCTTCCCTTGGGATTTATATTTTTCTCACCGCAATTGTTGCACGGTCCAGATAGATTTGTATTACAATAACCTGAACCTTTACATGTACTACATTGAAATGATATCCGCCCATAGCTACATTCTGTACAAGGAGTTTTTGGTGTTTCTACTGGTGGAGCTATTTGAACTTGTTGCTCATCAAACTGTGCCTGTTTACCAGTTCCGTTACATGTTTGACATATAACAATTTCAGTGCATATACAATTTAATCTACCACCATGTTGACTATAAGTATCCCGGTAACGATGACTAAGCTGTGAAACACTAAGACAACCACGAGAACAACCCGCCTTATATCCACCAGTCCCATTACATGATGTACAATTTAACGACATTATTTAAAAATAATAAAACTGTAAAAGTTTAGATACGTATATTGAATTACATAAAAAGGATCTTTTTACATATACATTTTCAATTTTTAATTTATAAATTTAAGAATTAACAAATTATGATAAAATTTAGTTATTAAATATGACATTATTATTAGTTGGTGGTGTCGTATTGTTTACTGCACCTAATACGTTTGGAGCAGATGCATTTGTAACAGTTATACCAATATTGTTATTTATTATAGCATTATCGTGAGATAAATCGTTTATTGTTACACCGTATTGTAAGTTTTCGCTAATATAAGTACTACGCAATTTTTGTCTATAATCAATAATACCGATCAAATTGTTATTGGAACTTTTATCAAGAAGAACACCATTCAATTGATTCGGGCATGAAGTTAAACCGCTCACATCTAACCCGATAAAACTTAATTTAACGTGATTAAAGGATGCATTGTCAGTGATATAAATACCATTTCCTAAATTTCCTGAAAAAGCATTTCTCGGAATGACAGATACGACTTGTTTACCAACGGTATTATGACTAGCATTACCACTTATCACGAGTCCATCTAAATTATTAGGTAATATAGCAGTTCCCTTTGTGTCTAATCCAACGATATTAGATTCAAGGAGAACTTTATTTGCATTTCCAGTGAGTCTAATACCATTTTGTAAATTACCTGAAAATACATTAGTTCTGGCTACTAATTTTTTACCAGATGAATCTATGAGAAGACCGTGATTTCCATTTGGTGCCGCTCCTCCAAATGCATACAAACCACCAAAAGTATTGTATGTTATGAATGATGAAGCTGTATCAGTTACGTAAACACCATTCAAATCATTACCGGCGCTGACGTTACCAAGAGGAATCGGACCTCCAACTGTAGTCTTCTTGGAGGTTCCATCAATAAGGATACCATTCAGTCCGTTTGCAACAACTGATGCATTATTAGCTCCAGTACCTGTGAAGTTTCCTTGTATAATTGTATTTTTTGAATTACTTACATGTATACCATTTTTTGTATTTCCAGAACATACATTATAATATACGAAAGGATTATCTGTTATAGTACATCCTCTTAAAACAATTGCTTTCGAGTTTAATATATAGACACCATCCGACCAATTGGCTAATGCTTTAATACCTGAGACATCGGTACCGATAAAATTTCCGTTGAATAAATTTTTTGACGACGAATCAACCATAACACCGTTTTGACTGTTACCAGAAATCAGATTTCCAAGAGGCGGGAATATATAGACAATGGGAACTGTTCCTTTGGATCCTGTTGGATTATTTGTTACATTATCCGAATTTGTGTATACTGTTCCTCCTATAGTGTTATTTTTTGATCCTTTAATAAGAATACCGTTCAATGTATTCGGAATTGCATTTAAACCAGTTGGGTCGGTACCTATGAAATTGGATACAATAACATTTTTACTTGAGCAATCAATTTGAATACCATTTTGTCCGTTTCCTGAAATGACATTTGATGCATAACCGGAAACATTATTAGAATTGGAACCAATTTTATTACCTTTAGATTTTGAACTAATTAAAATACCGTTTTCTTTATTTCCCTTTTGAATTCCGTTTAAATCGATACCTATGTAGTTTTGGTGTACGAAAATTGCGTTTGATGCAATCGTTATTCCGTTACCTGAAGAATTTGTTATTGCTAAACCCAAAATTTCTGAACCGCTTGATTTTTGGGCAAGAACAATACCATTATTGCCATTACAATCGACTTCAATTAAAGGGATTAAATTATAATTGGGTACGGTAGTAGCATTAACAGTAACCTTTGATGTAATAACTGGTAAGGCGGATTTTAATTGTATTAATCCGACAACACTAAAAACAATATTTGAATATTTGTATTTTTTAGATTCATTGATTGCACATCTTAAGCTTCCATCACCGTTATCTAACAGGTTCGAAACTGTAATAGTTTTAACTTTCATGTATATATATATTAATTTAGTTACAAAATAAACTGAATTAGGAGGGAAAAACCGAAAAGATTGAAATATTAATAATGTTAATGATTGTTATTAATGTTATGACCCTTATTGAAAATTAAAAAAAAAAATATAAAATATTAGTAAAATGTTTGCTGTAAGAAATCTTAGTAAAAATATTGTAAACCAATCGTCTATCCTGAGT